GGTAAATCAAGAACACGTAGAACATCATTTTGTGCTGCTCCACTATCGCCATTGATTGCTGAGATATCAATTGTATTTTCCACTAGGTAAGGAACTCTTACACCTGGGTTTCTTCTTGAAGGTCGGTTAGTTCCACCCGGCCCAGTTACATCATAAGTTGCCATGTTCTATCCTCCCTTAATCTATTAACAAGTGTCTACAATGAAGAGCAGTACTTCTTAATACTTTTCTTCCAAACACATGTAAGCCTCTTACTATATCAGAAAATGAATCTGGGTCTCTTACTACTTCTGTTTTTGCAATAGCATTAGCAGTAGCAGTTGAAGACATATGTCCATATAATACTTTATAGTAATTGCTTGTTGTTGATGCGGCAAAGTTATTAGTCATATATAATTTAAAACCATTTACTTGCCCATTTAATACGGAACCATTCCGTAAAGGTGATTTTCCATCACCAGTAACAGAAGCATCCATAAGTTTTGCACTAGCTTGTCCAAGCTGTTCATAAAACTCTGGAGTTCCTAAGAACCATCTGTTATCTGTTGGAACGTCTGCACCATGCATTCTTTTAGCTGCATTAGCTAAAATATTTGCAGGGTCTGTTTCTGAAGTGCCGAAACCTGTATCAGTTCCAGAACCATCAGAACCAACTGTAGTACCTGCTCCAGATACCATAGCTGCAATAACGTTTCCATCGTAAGAATCTTTTAGAGCATAAGCTCCAGAAGACGTAGCCAAAGCCTCCCAGTTCACATGAGATTGTCTTTCTTCAATATCGTCAACTTTAAAAGCGAAAGCATTTGCTTGGTCAACAACTAGTTGTAGTTGGTCATCAGCTAAGTTTTGAATAGCTATATGTCCACCTCTAGTATATGAGCTTACACTAATGCTTGGCTCTTTAATTATATTAACAGTATCTCCGAAATTTTCAATTTCACCTGCATAGTCAGTATTAGTAATATCTTCTACGACTGATGCAGTTCTAAAGAACTTTTGGACTTTTTGGCTGTATATTACCGGTAACCAATTACCCGAAGGTAAGTTAGTATAACCAGCTCCTTTAGCAATAGCCATCGTTTAGTCCTCCTATAGACTGTTAGTTAAAGATTTAATTACGAATCCTACCTTCTGCTCTAGCTAAATCTATTTCCTTTTCGTGTTTTACAAACTCGTAAGGTTTCATTTTAGCTATTTCATTAAGCGTCCAGATTTTTTTATCTCCAGTCTCTACTTCACGTTTACTAGTTGATGTTACTGATTTTGATGCTTCTAATTTATTAGCTTTTTTCTTACCATAGCCTGTATCCATTTTGTATAAGTCTATAGCTCGAGCTGCTAAAGTTGCATTAGTTGTATTCTCATAAAGCCATCCTTGAATTGTAGAATCTTGAGCATTAACCCATTCATGAAATTTATCATCCGCTCTAATTTCATTATAGTCTGGATGTAATTTAGCTAATTCCACTTCCGCCTTGTCTTTCTGAACTTCGTGTTGCTTTGTTTCTAGTTCTCTAAGTCCGGTTTCAACTTTCTTAGCTTTTTCATCTGCCTTTGTATGTGCTATAGTTTCTATAACATCATAGACATCTGGGTATTTTGTTCTCCAAGCCTCTATTTCTTCTTTTGTCTTGGGTAACTTTATTTTATCAGCGTTATCTTCTAGCTGTTTTTTAAGTTTGGAAACATCATTCTTATGCTTATTTACAGTAGAATCATAATGGCGTTTAAGGTCGTCATACCTTTTTTTAAACACCTTCTCTTCAGCATTAACAGGGCGTCCTTCATCGGGAGTGGCTGCCTCGTCTGAAGCAGTGTCCTTTGAAACGGTAGCTGTGTCGTCTGTTTCCTCTTTTTCAGCTTTACGCTTATAAGGGGTAGGCTCGAGAAGAGCCGCAGTTTGAGATTCTTCCTTCTCTAAAGATTTCTCTTCTTCGTTAGATTGAACCTCGTCCTTTTTAGTTTCTTCCATTTTTTTCTCCTTGTGGGTGCTGTTGGAAGAACAGGTCGCCCATTTAAATTAGGGGCTGCAGTTAAGCTACTGCAGGTGGCCTGTTCATTGGTGCTCCTAAACCTTCAGGTGAAGGTGGTGGAGCTTCTGCTACCATTTCTGGAGCAGAAACTTGTTCTGGTGGTTGTCCACCTTGTGTCATATCTTGTACAAATTGTCGCATTGAATCTTCTGGTGATTCACCAGGAAATCTTTGCATTATAATAGATACAGGTAAAACAATTACAGGCTCTTTAGGGCCTCTATCTGCTACTGCAGAAATATTAATACCTTTTGCTTGTAATGCTTGTTTTACATCTTCTGTTAAGTGCATGTCAAGAACAGCATCTCCTGCTCCTGCCATTGGAGCTTCTGCTCCCATTGGTTGTTCCATAGGAGGTTGTTGTGCTCCCATTGGATTTCCCATCATTCCATTTGCCATAGTATTTCCTCCTATTATCTATTTGTTAAATCTGGCCCAGTTGGGTATTTCTTTTTTGTAGTTTTTGGTTTATTATAACTTCCACTACCATGTACTGAAGAACCTAAAGAAGTTCCACTTTGTCCTTTCATTTTTTGTTGCTGTGCTGCAGTTCCTCCTCTTCCTGTACCATAATTTACTCCTGTTTTAGTTTTTTGTGATACTGCAGGTTTAGTTTCTTTAGGTGTAAATGTATATCCACCATCATCTTTTTTCGTATAGGTATCCCCGCTACTATCAGTAATACTTTGACCAGGTTGTAAAGTTAAAAAATCTTCTTTTTCTTGTTTTTGTATCTTTTCTTCTTTTTCTTTTTGATAAATATCTTCAGCAATTGATGCATCTCCAGTTTTTGGTTCTATTAAAGTAGTTGTTACAGGTGTAGTTACACTTGTTTTAACATTAAATAAAGCATCCATATAATCTTCCCAAGTTTTAAAAGATTGTTTACCAAGTGTGTGTGTAGCAGGAGTAGTAAATCCTGTATAATCTCCTGGTCTAAATCCTGTTAATTCTGTACCTGGTTCGTAATTATAAGTAGGGAATGCAAATGCTGTAGTACTTACTTCCATTTCTGGAGCAAAATCAATAAAAGGCTCTCCTGTTTCTGGGTCAATCTTATCACTTGCAGTTATTTGAGCATCTATTGCCCCCATACGTTGTAAGTCTTGTATTATTTTATCTGTTTTTGCTTTAGGCTCTCCTGCCATTCCAATTCTAGCTCCTGCTGCTGAAGCAAGAGCATTACCTAAATTATCTTTTAAAAAAATTATTTTATCATCTTCTTTTTTAATCCAACCCCTATCATCTAAGTTATCTATATAATTTTGTAATCCTGTTTTTCCTGCACCTTCTTGTCCTGCAGGTATTATTTTATTAGCATTTTCAATCCAATTTTCTTTTGTTGAATTAGGTGGAATATATACAGAATTATCCGGTCTATCTGGGCCTCCGCCTCCTCCACCTTGTTGTTGTACAAATGGATTTTGTGCATTAGGGTCAGGTACGCATTGTTTTAATGTATTATCATAAATATATCCAGGTGGACATGGGTCTGTTTCTGGTGTTGTTGTATCAGTTTCTGGTGTTTCTGGTACTGTTGGAAATACAGGGTCTGGACTTGAAAAAGTATTAGGGTCTATAAAATTTTGTGCAACATTACCTATTGACCATGATGTTCCGTCAAAAGTCAATTGCATATTATTCCCTTTATAGTATGTTGTCATTTAACCCTTTTAAGTTGTTCCCGTAGGTTTAGGAGTTCCTTGAGGGAAGCTACTCTCCCCTGGTTGCGGTACACCTCCAACTCCGATGTTGCCACCTCCAACGCCTGTAAGGTCGTTTGGATTCGCTCCTGTAGGAGCTTTTCCATCAGGGGCCATTGCTGGCTGTTCACCAGTGCCTTGATTTTGTTGATTTCCATTTGCCATTCCCATTATTTTTGCGAAGATAGCCGCTTTCTCTGGGTCATTTATTAATTTTTCCGGTTCTATATCTAGTGATTTTGCAATCTCTGATAATATAGAATGCCATCTAACAAATGGAGCCAGATTTTGATTTGATGCTACTTGTAAGAAAGTCATTAATCGTTGTGACCTTACTTCTTTTTGCATTAATGATGTTGTACCTCGTGCCTTAATATGTAAGTCACCTTTTATTTCTGGTGACTCTGTATTAAATTGCATATTCCATGCAAATAATGTTTCCCCTAAAGGACGAAGTAAATAATCATCAATATTTTTTATAACTGTTTTAATACTAAGTGCTGCTGCACCCATTAACATAGACATACCGGCTGCAGTTCTAGTAGTTGATTGCACACCAGTTGTTCCATGCGAATAAGAAGGTATTCCTGTTGCTTCATCAGCAAGTTGTCTAAACCTATCAAACATCATTAAATTTTCTGTTGATGTATTAGGAAATTTAACTCCATGAATTGCTTGACCAGGCATACCACTTTGTCGTCTAAATATTTTACCAGGAAATACTTTCATATCTTGACCAGGTACTAACATAGTTTCATCTACATCAAATACAAGATTTCCTGCTAATGCTAAATTATCAATAGCCATTCTTGCATGACCATTCATAATTGTTTGTGCATCATCCATATTTTCTGGAATACCTACTCCAAAAAATTGATAAGGATTTATTTCATATGGACAAACTAAATATGGTAATCGTGTAGGTGTAAATGGATTTAATACTAATCGAATAATTTGACCATTACATATCCACGCATTAACTTGAACTTCATCCAAGTCATCCATATCATCTTCTAATTCTAAACCTGCTTCCATTGCAAGTTTAGTATCCATTGTACCCCAAAATTCTAAAATTTCATATCTATTTTTATCAAACTCATCTGTTGATTCTCTATCTTGTAGAGATGCTTCATATCCACGAGCTTCATAACTTGGCCCCATATTTAATGATTCACGAATTGCCTCCTTTCTAAAGAAAGGTCTATTCATTAAATCACGAACTTGAGAACGTGTATATACATGACGTTGAATAACATATTCTGCATCATCTAATGTTACTGCATCTGGGTCTGGATAAAAATCCCAACATGATACAGATTCAATTCGTGGTACTAATTTTGTTTTTGGTGAATATTGATTTTCACCAGTCTCTTCATCTTTTACCCAATTATGACTTGATTGTTCATAAGTAAATGGGCCTTTAATGACTCCTGTTCCAAGTAATGCTGCTTCAAATAATGCATGTCGTAAAACATTAACAGCACTTGATTCTTCTAATTGGTCGTGAATAACTTTTTCCATATTTCCTGCTGCCATTTCTGCAGGAGATATTTGAGGTTCTGCTTTTCCATCTTTTGCTTCCCCCTCAATAAAATTAATTCCTTGATATTTTTCTTCAAGACCACCAAGAATATTTGTTGCACCAGGTTTTAATTCATTTCCATCACCAGGAAATCCATAAGGACTTTCTGGTTGTTCTGGAGTTGCCTCTTGTGATTTTGATACATGGGCATATTCTGCAATACCTTCTGGTACTGGTGTTGGTTCTACTCCTACTGGAAATTTTCCACTAGAAAATAAAACTTCTATCATTTGACCATATGCAGCTAAAACTTTCGTTTTAGTTATTTTAACAAATACTTTTGATTTTTCACTTTCAGTAAAAGCCATATCATTTCCATAGACACCTCTATAATTACGATATGCTTTTAACCATCGTTGCTCATCAAATTTACGAGCATTTTCAGAATCAATAAATTTGCTTTTAACTAAACCGGCAAGTCCTGATACATTATATGTATCTTTACCTTTAGTATCATCTAGGGCAAGAATTTCTGCCTGTTCTTTAGCCATTATTTATCTATGCTTTTGAAAATTCACCGTGCTTATATTTTTTTACTATATCAGCATTTAGTTTTTCTTTTGGTGCTTTACTTACATCTCCAGAAAATTCTCCATGTGAGTATTTTTTCATAATACTTGCATCAAGTTTTTCATTTGGAGCTTTTGAATAAGCGTCACCCATTTCACCATGCTTATATTTTTTCATAATTGGTTGTGGCATTTTTCCTCCTAATAATCTTTTTCATTTGCTTTCTTCCAAAATGAAGATTGCACATGACTGTTTGGTTTGCTTGGATAATCTTTAGTACTTATTTCTGGGTCAGCTTCTCCGCCATACGCAGATAAATTAAGATTATTTTTATTTTTCTTTTTTGGATAAGGCATACCAAGTTCGCCTTGTTTGTATTTTTTAACAATTGGTTGTGGCATTTAGCCCTCCTTGATTTTTTCTTTTAAATAATCCATTAATTTTGGATTATCTACAAAAACTGTTGTTAAACCATTTGATAACGCACTTACCAAATGTTCTTCTTCTTTCTCACTTAATTCAATATTCCATTGATATATAATTGCATGTAAACATTCATGCAATAATGTATTTGCATGAGAAACTCCTTTTTCTTCAACTGTATATCCTATAACTCCCTCTTTTGAAAAGAATTGTCCTTGTGCTTCATTTGCACTAGCTACAGTTTGTTTCCATTCTTCTAATTTATAATCTCGATAACCTATTTTAATCTTATCAGGTACATTCATTTAATATCCAAATATTCTATCTGCTGGTTTAAAAGTTTCCTTTTCCGCATATTTATTTGCCGCATAACTATGTGGATGCATTGACCGACTCATTACTCCATAACGAAGAGCATCATAAGCATGGTCTTCTGCATCTGTATCTACATCTTCCGGATTATTTTTATCTACCGGTAACATAGGTAATGTTCTAATTAAATTTGTACAATTAGAAAAAATTTTTAATTTTGGTTCATTTGTATCTTTATCTAAAGATAGTTGTTTATGTAAAGCTAGTTTACCTGCAATTCTACTTCTTGGTGACCTATCTGATGGTCTCCATTTACATCCCTCTTTAATCATTGTTTCTGCAATACTAGGGCCGGCATCCCCTCGTCTTGCCCAAGTTGAAGAGTCCAAGATTCCGTATCGGATGTATTCATCATGTTCTTTTTCCAATACTTGTCTGGCAAAGATATCTGCTGTAACTCGTTGGGTATAATGCTCTCTGTATACCCAGAAATTGTTATCGAAGTCAACTGCAATCCAAAGAACGCAAGCCGCAGATGAATAGCCCCAGTCGCATGTTCTGAATCTGAGCCAATTGCGGGGAATGTCAAAAGGCTGAGTAACATGGGTAGTAATACTAAATTCCGGAAATGCCGAATTTTCAAATGCACTCCAATCTCCTTCTAAAAACTGTTTACGTTGTACTTCTGGTAAAGATGATAACATAATAAGATAATCATCTGTTTGCATAAGATAAGGATTATCTTGTAACTTAGCTGGTATAAATCGTCTTGTAATTTTTTTCTTACCTGCGATAGTATCTATATTAACATCAAATTTTGTGTTAGGTTCTGCAGGGTCTACAAACATTTCTTTAACCCATAATGAACCTACGTTTCCCGGATTTCCTGTTGCTCGCATAAAGACAGGTATATCTGGGTCTACACTACGAAGTGATGAGCGTAAAAAATTATATATTTCTGGAGTAGGATATTGAGGTAACTCATCTATTCCTATCCATGTATATGATTGACCTTGATAACGAAGAACATCTGTTAAATTTTCTGCGTAACCAAATTCAATTCTAGCACCGGAAGGAAATCGCCATTCTTTTTCTTGCTCTCTCCATTTAGCACCAGGAAATGCTTGACCATATAAACGTTGAGAATGATTAATCATATCTCTAAGTTCTGGCATTGAACGTCTTAGTAATAATGCTCGGTGATGAGATTTATCACAATATCTAAGTGGGTCAATAAGCATGGCATAGGATTTACCTCCACCTCTTGCTCCACCATAAAATACTTCTCTTTCTGAAGAAGCTAAAAATTCTGTTTGTGGCCCTTCATTTGGACGAAAGATAACATTTTCTTCTACATGTTCTTGAATATTCGGAGGAAGTTTTTCTACCTCCTTATCTGTCATAACAGATTTATTATTACCTTTTAACGCACTATCTGTTTTTAATATAGTTTCTTTTTTTTCTTTTGCCTTTGAAATGACTTGTTGTGCTTTTTGAATTTTATCATTTTGTTTTTTGATAACTCGTTTAGCAGCATACTTTGCTTTTGTTGCAATACTTAAGACTCGTTTTTCTTGCTCAACTCCTCGTTTTCTTCCAAGGTGTGATTTTGGTCTTGGTGGGGCAATGTCATCCATCGTTTATCTATAATTTTTTTTAATCCTGTATGTGTAATAGAGCGATTTGTTTTTTGACTTAACCATCTTGCTACTTCACGATAGGAACAATTGTTTAAATATTCTTTTGCTTCTTTTAATGCATCTAATTCTTCTTGAACTGGCTCGATATAATTCGTATCATCGGCAAGTTTATAACCAAAAGGAATTGTTCTTGCTTTACGTTTGAGGAGCATCTTTAGCAGGTAAAATAAATATACCATGAGCAACTTGTGCTGTGATATCTATTTTATCTTTTTTAACAAGTCCTACTCTATCTAATATTTGTTTTGCCGCTTCCATGCGAATATTAACACCTGGAGTTTTTCCATCCTCATCTAATGCATCAACTAAACCTTTTACAGCTTTTGCTGAATGCAAAGCAAGAGAATACTCTGCTCTCTCTATAATTTCATCTTTTAAAGCCTTAACAACTTTGGGATATGAACTAGGAGCATATCCTGCAAGTTCACCAGCTTTTTTTGGATTACCTTGAGCTTCTCCAAATAACAAATTAATAAAAGTCTTTTGCTGAGTACTTAGTTCTTGTTTTTGATTTTTTATTGGTAACATTTTTTTCTGTTGGTTTTGTAAATATTTTCCACCATGCTTCTGCTAACCCATAAGGGTCATCATGTGGATACCCTAGGATATTAAGCCCAGCGTCTTTTTTGCTTACTTTTTTCCCTTCTTTCTTTTGACCACTCGGGGATATTTTTATTTTTTTCTTCACGTTCTTTATAGCCTCTCTCTGCTGTTGCTAAGATTTGTTCTCTCGCTTTGTCTTCTTTTCCACCCACATCTGATATGATAGATAAATTAGGAGCTGTAATAACTCTTCTAATATTATTATCCCTACACGGAAAGTTTCTTTTACTGATAGGAAGATGTTCTGTAAATCTTTCCCCAGTTTTTTTATTTTCATATTCATATAAGGGCATTATATTTCAGATTTAATCTCATGCTCACAACATTTACATTCACACTCTCCACCACAACAAGAACCGCCATTTGAACAATGACATTCATGTCCGCATGTTTTACACATTCCGCAATCAGTTGGTTGTGATGTAGTCATATTATTTTTCCTTAAATGCCATCCATAGCGTGGGCTATAAACTGCATGTATATTAATTATTTCTTCCTCGGTTTCCATCCTGCCTTACGCATAGTTCCATACACATAGGCATTTGTTTTCTTTTTATTCAACCCCTTTTTACGTGCTTGAGATTTTAAACTCTTTTCCATTGCTTTTGGCATTATGAACTTCTATATTTTTTAGAGGCAGACCTGGTTCTCGGGAAGGAACGATTTTTGCTTGCTGTTTTGACTGTGAGATTGCTACGTTTATTATTCATAGCATTCCCATCTTTGTGATGGACATCTTTGCCATCATTTCTTTTTGCCACGCCTGCCTTGATTGCAATGCGTCTTGCTTTATTACGCATAGCCCTCTTCTTTTTACGAAGAGGTGAATCTGTTTTTGCCTCTTGTTTATAGTTTCGTACGTAATTTGGACTACTAGGCATACATCGCTTTAGATTTCTGCTTCTTCTTATCCGCCCTCATTTTCATAGAACCAGATTTAGCTTTAGCAGTAGTGCCTTTACCAAGTTTTTTCTTCATCCCTGGTGATTTTTTACCAGATTTCTTTCCTAACTTGCCATATATTGCCATATTGTCCTCCTACGTGATATTTTCTATAAGTTTTTTAATAAATTGGTAATCTTTTTGATTTGTTTGTCTATAATAGTGAAACTTCTTAAGCTGTTTTTGTAGATTTTCTCTATGTTTTCTTTTATCTTCATTAGATTTTGCTTCATAATAGTCTTGTGTTTCCTTAATAATATTCTCTTTTAAGCTGAGCAGGCTAGACATTCTTCTTCTTCAACAGTTTGTTGAGGATTTTTAAGTCGTTGATTCTCTGCTCTAAGCTCAATTCTATCCCCATATGCCTTTTCTAATTTCTTATATAAATAATCTTTATCTTCTTTTAGCATTTCAACGTCTCTTTGTAAGTTGGAGACAGTTTTTGTTAATTCTGTAATCATATTGTCTGTTGTCATTTTGTTCTCCAGGGTTTAGGGTATAGAAACCAATGGAAAACTTTATGCTCCATCGGTAGTTTATTTTTAGAACTCGTGTTTAAAGTGGTGAATTCCTAGACCACCAATGGAATTATGTATTACTTATAGGTGTAAAGCCTCTGTAAGTATAGAGTGTGTGCTATCTTGCCTAAATAAATAATACATACCCTCTATTATAGCAATTATTTCAATCTTGTCAAGTCTTTTTTACAATATTTACAAATTAATTTACAAATCTTTACAAAATACTTTATTTTTTACTTGACAAATTGGCTACAAGGTGTATAATATATTAACACCCCTAGAGGGGGCCTTAATATCCGCATGTAGGTGTATCCTTAAGGTTAATCCAAGGAACATATTATAGTGGTTAACATGCTATTTTAGAAATTTTAGCATAGGCTTGTACTCATATATAGGGGATACCCCCTAGCACCCTGCATGGTGTCTTATAAAATACTCAAATTTTCCTTAAAGTATTAATTATGGCAGAATTAGGGTAATATATAATGTTCCCTTTATGTTCTCCTTAGTGGTTTCCCAGTTTATGCCTTAAAGACAATACAAAATTTTGTATACATTAACCCTATAATTTACAAGATTTACAAATAATTACCTTATTGTTCACCACTTTTACAACCTTTACAAATTAACTAGATATATTTACAAGATTTACACAGTATTACTATATATTGTGCCTGTGTATAACTTTAATACTATATATAGGGGGTATAATAATTATTTATATATTTCAATAACTTACTTAATAATTAAAATTTAATTTATTTATGTTCTTTATTTGACATATATTTACTATTAGTTTAATTGTATATGTATGATTAATTCATATAATATAACAAATTTAACAGAAGGGAGTTATTATGAATATATCTAATAAAACTAATAGTATAGATTTTAAGGTTAAATCTAGCACTATTAAACATTTAACTGATTATGAGAAAAAAGAGAGTGATATGAAAGTATCATTAAATCAAATCGGTTTAAATATTGGAACGGCTATTGATAATGGAATGATAGCATTACCCAAACTTACTAATAGTAAATCAATTAATGAATTTGCTTCAAAATTTACTACTGATGTTTTGGAATTAGTTTGGGCTGATGTTTCAGCAACTCAAAAAACGGCTTTAAGGTTATCAATTCCAATAGGTGTAGCACTATCAAAATTTAAATTTGGCACTACTGAAAACAATAAACCATTATCTAATATAGGGAATGTTTGGGTTAAGAGTGAAGCCGTGCCTGAAAATTTAAATAGAGACGGGGCTTCTAAAGTCGCTTTAAGTAATAAAGATATAACCAAACTTTGTAGACAAAAATTAAAATTGATTGAGAGTAAATTAAAACAAACTCCAATACAATTAGCTACAAACAAAGTAATTTCTTTATTGAGTGAATTAGATGTTAATGAAAAAACTAATAAATATATTATTAGTGATATTGACAAAAATGCTATAATAAATTGTCAAAAAGTTATTAACAATAAACTACAAGAAATTAATAGCGAAATTGATGTTAATATTAAAGAAGCAATTAATCAATAAACTTTAATACATACTAATATTAAGCCCCATTTATTTGGGGCTTTTTTTTGGCTCAAAATTATCTGTTGTATTTTTACCACAAAACGTGAACGTAGTTATAGAAAGAAAAAGAAAAACAAAAGATACCTGCGATAATTTGACATAAGGTAGGTAAAATGTTACATTATAAGAATAATTAACTGAAAGGAAAAATTATGCAACTAGAATTATTTTTTGAAGAGATAGATTTAGAAACAAATAAACCATTAATACTATTTGGTGAAATTCAGTATGTTTATTGGACAGAATTACCATCAGATTTTTATACAAGCGATAAGTATAATATATAAGAATAAAAGGATTAATTATGAACTTAAACACAATAGAAAAAACACTTTTAGTTGATTTAATAAAATTAGAAATTAACTCAACTCATGGAAATATATTATTAAAAGAATATAGAAATACATTAAATAAATTAAAAAACAAATTTAAGTTAAATGAAAGTGAAGTTATTGAATACGATAAATTGTATAGCAATGGAATTAAATTAACAGGTAAAAGACTTTAATAGAACTGATTTGACATAAGGTTAAATCATTGATATAGTTATATAATAATTAACTGAAAGGAAAAATTATGCAACTAGAATTATTTACAGAACTCAATAATGAGTTTATTTATTGGAATGATAAATGAATATCAGACAATATATAGAAGCAGAAGCTGTATTTCATAAAAAAAGTATTCCAAGTGATTTATCTGAAGTTATGTATGAAACAGATTTAGATAAACTTCCAAATGGATACCAATATTATTCAGATACTGCAAAAAAATATATAAGTATATTTGATATGCAACTTCATCATTTTATTCGAGCATTTGTATTAAAACAAAGTGAAGATGCAACTGCAATACGAAATAAATTATATGAAATAAAAACATTATTAGAGGTAGCATGAAAAAATATCCAAAAGACATAGACCATGATACATGGGATATTATGGTTGAACATACAATGGGCTGGGTATATATGATAGGATATATAGCTGTCATTTGTATTGTGTTTATGATGATAAAAGATGTTATTTGATTTTTTAATAATGATGGTATGTGGTATGGTAGGCATACTAATACTATTATATCATATGAGATAACTCTCTTATTCCTCCTAAAGCCCTCGAAATTTCCCAGATTTCGGGGGTTTTTCATTTGACATAAGCAAACAAATAGTATATAAATAGAGAATAATTAACAAGAAAGGAAAACAAAATGACTTGCACATATCATGAAGATAATAAACAAAATATGTATGAAAAAAATTTAGAGGAAGTTTCTAAAAGAATAAAAGATATTCCAACTGCTGAAAAAGAAGCACGAATATTAACAGAAAAAGAATTGGAGGAAAATCAATGAATCATAAAAATACAAAACCAATGGATTATCAAACAAAATTAAATTTACCTGTTCCTTTAGCTATGAATTATCAATATGGTATGCAAAATAGTATTATTGGTTTAAATGTTCCTATAAAAGAAACAGATATAAAATTAAAATTAAATATAAAAATAAATGATATATTTAAAATGGATATTGCTGAAATATGTATTGACCGAGATTCTTTTGAAAAAGAAGTTAAAAATTTTCTTATTAAAGAATTACAAGATTCACTAGATGATTGACATAAGGTCAATTATTACACAAAATTAACACATAGGAGTAATCATGAATAAAAAAGAAAGAGAAGAATATAATAAAGAAATAGACAATAAAGTAAAACAATTAAAAAAAATGAAAAAGGTAGCAGAACAAGTAACCTTAACAGAATTTATAGAACAATATCCTTTACATCAACATATAATTCTTGGCTCTATGTGGTATGCTGTTAATCCAGATGAAATTTCCTATGATGAAGCAATAAAATACGTGGGTGGAACTGACTAGATAATCCTAAATTTATATATTAAGGCTCCCCTAGTGTGGGGATTATATTATACCATAAATTAAGGATTTGTCAATGGATTATTTTATTATTATTATATTAGCATTATTTATTATTTTAGTATTAGCACTCGGAGAATAAATGAACATTAAAGAAGCACAAAAAATTATGATAAGTTTGGGTAGGGCAAATAAAATGCCTTGCCCAACTTACAACACACCTGCAAAACTATGCAAGACAGGAAGTAAATTAAGAAAAATAAAAGGCTCAACCTGTCATGGCTGTTATGCTATGAAAGGAAATTATTTATATCCTAGTGTTGCACAAGGATTAGAAAAAAGGTTTCATGCTTTTAAACATAAACGATTTGTCGAGGCTATGACCTTTATGATTAACAGGTATTCAAAAAAGTCTGGATATTTTAGATGGTTTGATAGTGGGGATTTAGATAGTATTAATATGCTAGAGAAAATAGTTATGATATGCCAAGCTACACCTACAATTAACCATTGGCTACCAACAAGAGAAGGAAAAATAGTAAAAGATTATTTAAAAATATATAAAAAGTTTCCAGATAATTTATTAGTAAGAATATCTGCAACTATGATTGATGGGGAGCCATCAACAGCATTTGAATTTACATCAAGTGTTCATCATAAAGAAAAAGCCATAGGTCATGATTGTCCATCAAGGTTTCAAGAAAACAAATGTATGGATTGTCGTGCCTGTTGGAGTAAGGAGGTAAAAAATGTCAGCTACCATAAGCACTAATTTGACATAAGGTTATAATTAGTATAGTATATAAGAATAATTAACATTAACGAAAGGAAAAGCAAATGGTTGCAAAAACAATGTTAAATCAAACTGTGAGTAGACCAATACTTTATGCCTATGCACAGGAACAAATCGCTAAGACACCAAGTAAGTGGCTTAACGAAAAAAATAAAAAGATACAGGAGTTTCTTGCCTGTATTCCACAAATAAAAGAAATCGTCAAAAATAAAATAGGCAATTTATATCCAAAGGAAGAATTAGCTGTCCTTAAAAAATATGAATTGACTAATCAAGAATCTTGTTTCTGGTTTACCGATAGAGAGGAAGATACAGAAAATAATAGAAGTAATAGAGAGAGGTCTATCTATGCCAACTTCGATTGTAAAGGTTATGGTAATAGTTATCACTATGGTTCTTCTAAAAAAGAAATAGGTAATCTTGAGCGTGATGATTTAATTGCTCTATATTATGAGGATATGGTAGCAAATGGAATTGATGTAGTTAAATATAAATTTGTTCAAGATAATCAATGTGATTATAATGGTAAAAAAATGGATACATACCATAAAGAAGTTAGAGAAATATCAGATAAAATTGACAAGTATCAATCTAAATTCTTTGAAGATAATGATATGGCTATGGAATTTACTATGCCTAATTCTAATTATTCTTGTTATCAACGAGCACATTTAATTACACCAGAAGAATATCAAGTCTTGATGATTTGGCAGGATAAACTTGAGGGTGTTCGTTTAAAATGGTATAAGCATTATAATGAGATGAAAGAAAAGTTTAAGGCATATGCAGAACTTATCCGTTCTTCTAAAAACCTTGAGCAAGTCATTGAGGTATGGTCAGAAGCTGAAAATGTTAAGCATAAAATTACAGGAACAGGCACGGCTTTGGCTTTATCATCTATATCTCAAAGTGTAATACAGCAGGATATGGCAGAAAGAAAACTTGCTGATACTGTTGCTGTTGTTGTGACACCTAAAGAAAGTGTAGGTGCGTAATGTGGAGTATTGAATACGACACAAACACAAATAGAAATGAGAGCCAATGGTATGCTGATGGGGATAACAGCGTATCTTATTATAAAGACCCTGAACACCCAACGCATTTTGACTTTACTATTAATGATGTTACCCATCTTGGTCATGATGCAGGAACAGCAGGAACGCATTGGTATCTCAGCATAACCAAAGACTTGGGCAATGGCAGGTCAAGAAAATTCTTTGGTATAAACATTCATGTAGATGAGTGGCTTAAACTATTCAAAAGAGAAATGGATAGAGTAAGACAAGGACTTGAACCTACTAGGTATATGGCTGTGAGGGCGAAGTCAAATTATTGGGTTGAGCCTCATTTGTGCAATCCTGTGATTGATTCTTCTCAATATCCAGCAAGTCAAAAGGCTAACCAAAAGAAAATGGTAGCATAATGAAAATTATATTATCATTACTTTTTGTTTTTGTTTTATCTAGTTGTTCCTCCTATAAAATGAAAGTAGGCAAAAGGTGTATTGACAATGAACAAGGAGGTCAGTCATGGTCTAGAATATGGTTTGTTCAAAAAGATGTAGAATTTACAAAATGCGAACAATAAAGTTTAAGGCGATAATCTTCCGATAGTCGCCTTAAAAATGGCTTGGGTAGTGCCAAGAGGATTGTGTTTGATGTTTAATTTGAACATTAGATTTACTTCTAGAGTTTATCTAATCAAAGCTATTACACAAAGTAATCAAGAGTTCCTAAAAACTACCCACTTAAATTTCCGTAAGGAGAGGGGTCTACTGACGAGTAGAATGATTGTGAAGAAAAGATAATCCCGTCACACTCCTTACGAAAGTTTAAGAGTTTTACAATCATGTTGATGGTTTGAATCCAGAGGATTGCTACCTATCCTTTTTAGCTTGGTAGTTGGTTGTATCGTGGCAAAAAAGAAGCGTCATTATTTGGTAGCCTTTACTACCATTCCTCAGTATACATGAGGTTATAAATCGGGCTTGTTTGCTGTTTTGATTGTCAAGGGGGAGTTGTTAATCCTTTCGCCCCCTTGACTTTTTTTTATTTATATGTATACTATCCTCCCTATGAATTTTAACCAACAACTCGCCATAGTTCAATCATTAGTTTCAGATACTGATGAAGATGTGCGTTTAGATTGCCCCTTCTGTAATAATATTAATACATTAAAAATACAAAAAAATGGAACCAGTTTATTCTGGTATTGTTTTCATGCGTCCTGTTCTGTGAAAGGAAAACATGAAGGCAAAATGTCCATGCAACAGATATACGAAACCGTAGTAACGAAAGAAAAAGAAAAAGCAAAAGACTTTATCCTTCCAAAAAGTTTTATCTCCATTCACTCAGAAAAAAAATGCCAAGAGTATTTAGAAAAAAATAATTGTATAAAAGAAAAAGGAAAAGCAAGTTTCATGTATGATGTGAAACAACATCGAATAGTTTTTTTAATAAAAGAAAAAGAAAAAGTAAAAGGAGCTATAGGAAGAGGATTAAATTCACAAATCTATCCGAAATGGTATATTTATGGAGATAAGACATATCCCTTTATTTGTGGGGATAGTGATATAGGAATCCTGGTGGAAGATTGTGCCA